GAGATTGAAACTTTGCCAGGCGGATCAAATCTGGGCGAAATGGACGATGTTATATACTTTCAAAAGAAATTATACAAGTCGTTAAATGTACCTATTTCTAGGTTAGAACAAGATGCTGGTATGCAACTTGGCAGGGCTACAGAGATTTCAAGAGATGAATATAAATTTTACAGATTCATTGTAAGACTGAGAAAACAATTCAACCTATTGTTTTTAGATTTGCTTAAAAAACAACTCATACTAAAAGAAATAATTGCACCAGAAGATTGGCCTGCAATTTCACAAAATTTAATTTTTGACTTTACACAAGACTCATATCATGCAGAAGTTAAAAATCAAGAGATGTTGGCTGGTAGAATAGATTTATTGTCTAATATGAGTGATTATGTAGGTAGATATTATTCAAATAAATGGGTAATGTTAAATCTTCTCAAATTCTCAGAAGAAGAAGTCAATGCAATGAAAAAAGAAATAACATCTGAAAAGAAAGATCCAGTATTCAAACCAGATGAAGAAGAAGACGGTAATTTTAGATAAAAAATGAAGGAATTGAGATGACAGACGAAAATATTATAAATAATCCATATTTAGACATTGTTGATGCAGCTGTATTGGGAAACACTTCAGATGCAGCTAATTCAATTGAAAGTGCTCTAAAAGATAAAATATCAGCCGAATTAGAAAATATGACAGCTGATATTGGCGCAGATATTTTAGACGATGATGAAGATATGGATACTGAAGAATATGATGAAGATGATAATGATTTAGAAACCGAATCCGACGAAGATCAATCGGAAAATTAGAAAGGATATTAGAAATGCTAACATTCGGAGAATTTTGTGATGAATCTTTAGACGAAGCTATCAGAATGAAAAGACGGGTTCGCAAAGGAAAAATTCAAAGAGCTAAAGTTTCTTCTAAAAAAGGAAAAGGTTGGACAGTTAAAAACGGCCGAGAGGTTAGAATTTCACCAACTGAACTCAAAAAAATGAGTCTTAGAAATAAGAAAAGTGCTCGAAAGTCAAAAGGCAAACGCGCCATGGCGAATGTCAGGAGACAGAGATCTATGAACAAGAGGACGGGAATCTAATGAAACTTATCACAGAAGTAGTAGAGGATATCATTGTAGAGTCTAGAGGAAAAGACTTATTCATTGAAGGCGTTTTTTTACAGTCTAATATTAAAAATAGAAATGGACGGGAATATCCAGAAGAAATTATGGATAAAGAAGTCAGAAGATATGACGAAAAATATGTCCAGAAAAATCGTGCTTTCGGCGAACTAGGACATCCAGAAGGGCCGTCTATCAATTTAGAAAGAGTTTCCCACATGATTAAGTCGCTTAAAAAAGATGGCAATAATTATGTTGGTAAAGCAAAGATTATGACAGAGACTCCTTATGGGAAAATTGTCAAAAATCTTATTCAAGAAGGTGCGTCATTGGGTGTTTCTTCTAGAGGTATGGGTAGTGTAAAACAGTCGGGCGGTAAAAATATCGTACAAGACGATTTCTATCTTGCCACCGCAGCAGATATTGTTGCAGACCCAAGTGCTCCAGATGCGTTTGTCAATGGTATCATGGAAGGTAAAGAATGGGTGTGGGATAATGGAATTATGAAAGAGAGTCAAATTTCTCAGTATAAATATTCCTTAGATAACAAAAAAAGAATTGAGACTGAAAAACTCAAAATTGATCTTTTCGAAGATTTCATGTCGAAATTGTAAATATTATAAATAAATATAAATTAAACTCATTAGGAGACACAAAAATGACAGATTTAGAAAACAAAGATATTGTCGAAGATGAAGCGACTGTAGAAGTTGTAGAAACTGAAGAGCAAGTAGAAGATATCGTAGAGGAAACAGCCGAAGCGGATGAAGAATCTACTGAATCCACAGAAGAAATTATCGAAGAAGAATCTACTGATTCTGACGATGAGGTCGAAGAGCTCTCAGAGGAAGATGATGAATTGGTTGCAGATTTGGAAGAGATTGCAGAGGACGAAACTTCTGCTGAAGCTTTTAAAATCACATCAGAAGACTTGGACATTTCCGAGGACATCGATGCTATGTTAAATGGACAGGAATTGTCAGAAGAATTTCAACAACAGGTCAGCACAATTTTTGAAGCTGCTGTTATCAATAAAGTAAACGAAAAAATTGACGAAGTTTATGCCACTTACCAAAGTGACATTGAGGCTGAAGTTGTAGAAATTAGACAAGAATTGTCTGAAAAAGTCGATGAGTATCTGACCTATGTTGCGGGAGAGTATATCAAAGAAAACCAACTCGCAATTGAATCAGGTCTCAAAATGGAGATTATGGAAAATTTCATGTCTGGTATCAAAGGTGTTTTCGAAGAAAACTATATCGAACTCCCAGAAGAGAAACTAGACCTGTATAGTGAAGCTCTTGAAACTCTTGATTCGAAAGAATCTGAGTTGAATGAGCAATTTGAAAAGAATATTCAACTGAACAAAAGATTGGTTGAATTGGAAAAAGACATCGTATTAATGAATGTTACCGAAGGACTCACAGACACCCAAGTTGATAAAATTAGAAATTTGAGTGAAAATGTCGAATTCGATAACACTGATGATATGGCGCAAAAAATCACATTGATTAGAGATAATTATTTTCCGTCTGAGACAAGCGTTGAAAGCGGTATTCTTGATGAAAGTGCATTAGAAACTTCGGTAGAAGATTCGCCAGTGGTTCAAGAGGAAAATAAAGTTCAATCGCCTAGGACTATCATGGATGTGTACGCACACGCCTTGAATAAACCTAAAGATTAAATTTTTATAAATAATAAATGATAACATATAAAATCTACTAAGGAGATAAAAACATGCACGATTTAAATGAAAATTATGTACAAGGCATGAAAGAAAAGTGGGCTCCAGTACTCGATCACGAAGACCAAGCGCCTATTAAAGACGCATATAGAAGAAATGTAACTGCAATTCTTCTAGAAAACACAGAACAGGCAGTTCGTAAAGAAAATGCTCTGGGAAGTCAATCAATGCTGTCAGAAGCAGATGTAGTCGCAAACGTAGCACCTACTGCTGCGGCTGGTGGTGCTCTGCAATATGCAGACCCAGTGATGATTTCTATGATTCGCCGGACTATGCCAAACCTGATGGCGTTTGACGTTCTTGGTGTGCAACCAATGACAGGACCAACCGGTCTTATCTTTGCAATGAAGTCAAACTATTCTACTCAAGGTGGAACAGAAGCTCTGCACAACGAAGCAGACACCGGATTTTCTGGTGATGATGCTGCTGGAAACGCACATGCAGGAACAGACCCATTTGGCGGTTCGTCAATTACTGGTGCTACTGAGGGAATTGGTGGTATCGTTACTGAAAGTGCTGCTGGTTTCACAACCGCTGGTGGTGGTACAACTGCTCAATTCGAAAAATTGGGTGACGCTGTTACCTCTGGTGCTCCAACTGCTGATGGTCACTTCAACCAAATGGCATTCAGTATTGACCGCACTTCGGTTACTGCAAAAACTCGCGCACTCAAGGCAGAGTATACAACTGAATTGTCGCAAGACTTGAAAGCTGTACACGGTCTGGACGCAGAGTCAGAACTGTCAACTATTCTTTCGACAGAAATCAATGCAGAAATCAACCGCGAAGTTCTGCGTACTCTTTACGATCAAGCCAAATTGGGTTGTGTCGCACAAACTTCAAATAAAGGTATCTATGACCTTGCGACCGACACTTCTGGTCGTTGGACTGTTGAAAAAATCAAAGGTTTGATTTATCAACTAGAACGTGAAGCAAATGTAATTGCAAAAGAAACTCGTCGCGGTAAAGGTAACATGGTTATCTGTTCTGCTGATGTTGCTTCTGCTCTTGCAATGGCGGGCGTACTTGACAATAACCCACAAATGTCAGTGAATATTTCTTCGGATGATACTGGACAAACATTTGCTGGTGTTATGAACGGTCGTATGAGAGTTTATATCGATCCATATTTCTCTGCTTCCGGTGCTTATGACTTTGCAATGGTTGGTTATAAAGGTTCTTCAGCTTATGACGCTGGTTACTTCTATTGCCCATATGTTCCAATGCAAATGGTTCGCGCTGTTGGTGAGAACACATTCCAACCAAAAATCGGTTTTAAAACCCGTTATGGTATGGTTGCTAATCCATTCGCTGGCTCTGCTCGTACTGCTTCTGCAGCAGGCGCTTTCCCAACTGATGGTAACAGATACTACAGACTTATCAGAGTTGACAACATCAACGTATAAGTTTAAAAAATACTGCAAAAATAATGCAGGAACTTCGGGGGGATTTTTATCCCCCCTTTTTTTATGACTAAATAGTAGTGTAATCAGGAGAGAATAATTGAAATATACAGATGTAAATTTTATGAATACTCAATCATTTCAGATCGATATTCCACTAGCTCCTTCTGTCAATGAATGGGTACAGTCTGTAAGCGTGCCAGGAATTACTCTTGGAGAAGCAAACATAGAAACACCATTTGTTAGACAACCTGAGCCAGGCGATAAACTTATATTTTCGCCGCTTTCTTTTTCTTTCATAGTAGACGAAGAAATGAAAAACTGGACCGAAATGTTTAATTGGATGATGGCTCTAGGATTTCCAGAAAATCTTCAACAATATGGTGTCATGCCCCATAATGTTAATAGAGTTTCAGATTTACAAGTAACATGTGACATAAATTTACTTGTATTCAATAATCAAACAAAACCAATCTTAAAATTTAAATTGTTTGGTTGTTTTCCAATTGCTCTGGGAGACATGCCATTAAATGTTGCAGGCACAGATTCAGAAACACCTATCTGTACCGGAGACCTTATGTATAGAAATTATGTAGTTGAAACTATAACTTAATATTATTGAAAGAACATTATGGAAGAAAAATATTCAGTGAAAATGGCTGAGTTGATGAAAGAGTCTGAAACGGACATTAAAATCAATTTTTTAAGACTAGAAGAAGAGTTGCCA